CCTCGCCGACGCGGTCATGATGGTTTTCGCACCGAAACGCCTCCCGCTGGCGATCCACCCGTCGTTGCTGATACCCTCGCCGCACACTCAGTGAGGGCTGACCATGCCGTCGCACCGCACGCCACGCCCGGCCCGTGGCGCTCCGCTGTATCTAAACCAACCGCAACGACGCATCCCGCCGACGGGACAGCAACACGTCAACCAACTCGGGCGACCGCCAGCGCCCACGCCGCCGCACCCCTCGCGCGCCGAGGCGCCTGCCCCGGTCGTCGCCCCCGACACCATCGCTGTTGAGAATCGCGACGTGCCGGTGCAGGTGATCGCGGATTGGGCCGCATACGAAGCGTTGCGCGGTAGTTGGAACGACGAGGACGAAGAGTATCGACCGCCAACGCTTGAGGCGGGCGACTGCTATTTCGGCAGCTATCAGGGCGTGGACGAAAAGGATTTGCGCTGTCTGTGGCTCACGTTGCCGACCGCTGACGGCGGCGTGTCGACCGCGTGCATTGACATCGTGCCGCCGGGCGGCAACCCGCCACTGAAAGAACATCCGCGTTGGAACTGGAACGGTTCGATTGAGCGGCCCTCGCTCACGCCGTCGATTCGACACGCGAATATCGAGAGCGGCCGCTACTGGCACGGTCATTTAGTCGACGGGGTGCTCGTCGGCTGCAAGGGCGAGAGGAAACCCAACAAATGAGCAAGTCCGCCGTCCGACTCGTGCCCGCCACGCGCGAGCCGACGCACATTTCCGAAATGATGGAATTCCTCGCGGCGATGAATCCGCCACCGGCCGAGAAAAAATGGCCGATCCGGGCGCCCGAACTGTTCCCCGGTGTGATCCCCAACGGCAACACGCGCCGCGCGCAGGCCGCACCGAAAAACGATCCGGCCGAGCTTGGCGTGTATCTCGCGCTCGACAGCGAGGCAATGGCGCCGTTCTACAGCTACGCCAACCAGTTCAATTGCGGGATCGGCTTTCCGGGCTATGCGTACCTGTCGGAGCTTGCACAGAAGTCGGAATTTCGCGCGCCGGTCGAGACCATCGCCGACGAAATGGTGCGCAAGTGGATCAAGTTCACGACTCAGGACGGCGGCAAGAAGGCCGACAAGATCCGCCAGCTAACCGAGGCGTGCGAGCGGTTCAACCTGCGCGGCCACGTGCGGCTGATGTTGCAACACGATCAGTATTTCGGGCGCGCGCAGATTTACCCGCGTATCGCCGGGCAGACCAACGACGTCGGCCGCCAATTGCCGCTTGTGGTCGATAAGGCGGCGATCAAAAAGGACTCGCTCCTCGGGTTCAAGGTCATTGAACCGATTTGGACCACGCCGTACACGTACGATTCGCTTGACCCGACCGAGCCCGACTTTTTCAAGCCGCGCGCGTGGTACGTGATGGGCAAGCGCACGCACGCCTCGCGCCTCATTACGATTTGCTCGCGCCCGGTGCCGGACATCCTCAAGCCCGCGTTCAACTTCGGCGGCATGTCGGTGTCGCAGCTAATCGAGCCGTACGTCGGCCGCTGGCTCTCGACGGTGACGGCCGTCAACCAGTTGATTCGCAACTACTCGATCATCATTCTCAAAACGAATATGCAAGCGACGCTGGCGGGTAAAACCGACACGGGCGTATTCGGTCGCGCGAAGCTCTTTACGCAGATGCGCGACAATCAAGGGCTCTTCCTCGCGGACAAGGAGCAAGAGGAGCTTGACCAGATCGCGGTGCCGCTCTCGGGGCTCAGCGAGCTACAGGCGCAGGCGCAAGAGCACATGGCCGCGCCCACGCACATTCCGCTCGTGAAGCTCACGGGCATCACGCCGTCGGGCCTGAATGCGTCGAGCGAGGGCGAGATTCAGGTTTTCTACGATTACATCAACGCGCAGCAAGAGGCCGTGCTCCGCGATCCGATTCGTACGCTACTCGAAATCATTCAGCTATCGGAGTTCGGCGAGGTCGACCCGGACATTTCATTCATGTTCGAGCCGCTCGACGCGCTGACGGCGAAAGAGCTTGCCGAACAGCGCAAGTCGGACGCCGAGGCGGGCGTCGCGTACATCAACGCGGGCGTTATCGACAACAACGAAGAGCGCGACCGAATCAAGAATGATCCGCTGTCGGGCTACACGAACCTTGAGGGCGAGGCGCCGGAGCCCGAGCTACCCGATCTTGACGAGAACGGCGAGCCCGTAGCGCCGGGCGCTGCCCCTGCGGCTGCGCTCCCCGGTGCGCCGAAGCCCAAGGCGAAGCCGAATGGCAAGACTGCGGCCGATAAATAAACCGGTCGCGGACGCCACGCGACCGAGCGCAGCTATCGAGGCGTGGTACCGCACGCAACTGACGCGTGTCCTTGAGGACATGAACGATTCGCTCTTGCTGCATTTGCAAGCGGCGTGGAAGCGGAACGAGCCCACCATCGGCTTTGGCACGGATGCCTCGCCCACCGTGGCGTTACGTCGCGCGCTCGCGAAGTGGGGCGACCTGTGGACTCAGAAGCTCAACGACATGAGCGATGAGCTATCCAAAAAGTTCGCGATCAAAAACTACCGTTACACCGACGCGTCAATGCGTGACGCGTTCCGCAAGGCGGGCTTTACCGTCAAATTCAAACCGACCGTCGCAAGTGTCGAGGCGTACCGCACGGTGCGGGCGGAACAGGTCAACCTCATCAAGTCGATTCCGGCGCAATACCTCAAGGACGTGCAAACGTCGGTGTGGTCTAGCGTGATGCGTGGTGGCGATCAGTACACGCTCGCGCAGAGTATCGAGCGAAACTACAAGGTCGGCCGGCGCCGGGCGGCCTTGATCGCTCGTGACCAAAACGCCAAAGCCAAGGCGGTCATGGAAAACGTGCGGCGCAGGGAATTGGGGATCACCGAAGCGATATGGTTGCACTCCCACGCCGGTATTACGCCGCGTCCGACGCACGTGGCGATGCACGGGAAAGTCTATAAAACAGCCGATGGGATGTACGATTCGGACGAAGGCAAGAACGTCTGGCCGGGCGAACTCATCAACTGTCGTTGCGTCTCGAAACCGGTAGTCCCGCTCGGCATTTGACATAGCGCGCTGTCGGACTGCATTATGTCCCCCCGTGAGCGCCGTCCTACGTCTCGGGTTCGATAGCAAGAGCAACCGCTCCGTCGACGCCGACGGCCGTCTGCACGTCGCGCTGACCAATCTGTCGAAGGCCGCCGTCAACGAGTATTGGGGTCGTGAGATCCCGAAATCTCAGGCGCTCGGGCTTGACCCGAACAAGCGCTATCGGCTCTACCGCGATCCGGTCGAGTTGGAAAAGGGCGCCTCGACATTCAACAACCTCCCCTTGCTCGTGACGCACGTCGGCGTGAACGCGGAAAATCCGCGCCCCGAAATGGTGTGCGGGTCAATTGGCAGCGACGTGCATTTCGACGCGCCGTTCCTCAAGGGCTCACTTTGCGTGTGGACCGCCGATGCAATCGCGCGCGTCGAGAGCGAGGCCACGCGCGAATTGTCTTGCGCGTACCGCTACGATGCGGATATGGTCTCGGGCGTCACGTCAACGGGCGAAAGCTACGATGGCGTCATGCGGAACATTCGCGGCAATCATGTCGCGCTCGTCGAGGAAGGCCGAGCCGGCCCCGACGTGTTGGTTGCTGATTCAAAACCCCGGAGTCTTTCAAAAATGCGCCGCTCAAATCTCGTTGCCGCTCTCGTCGCCGCGCTCCCCTCGGTTGAACTCCTCGCGCTCGACAAGGCGATTGATGCCGCCGAGGAAATGGAAGCCGCCGATGCGGAACTTACGCCCGAGGAGCGCAAGAGCGCAGAGGACGCGTTCATGGCCGAGAAGTCGGCGAAGGACGGCAAGGCGTGCGACTCGCTGACCGACGAGGAAAAGAAGGAAGCGGCCGACAAGGCCAAGGACAAGAAGGCTCGCGACCGCAAGGCCGCTGACGCCAAGGTCGCGGCCGACAAAAAGGCTGCCGACAAGAAGGCCCGCGACGAGGGCGACCCGTCGACCGGACGTGCGCCCGAGGGCGGCGCCCCCAACCCCGCGAAGGATGCGAAAGCGATGGACGCAGCAATCAAGAGCGCGGCGAGTGCCGCCGAGTCGAATGCCGTGAAGCGCGTCACCGCGCTGTTCGAGGCGCGCAAGGTCGTTGCGCCGCTCGTCGGCGAGGTCGCCTTCGACAGCGCCGAAGAGGTCTACGCGTTCGCGCTCAAGAAGGTCGGCGTCAAGGTCGAGGGCGTCCATGCCTCCGCCTACCCGGCGCTCGTGAGCATGGCGCTCGACTCGCACAAGGCGAAGGCCGCCAAGCCCTCGGGCAACGGCGACGGCATCGCGTACGATTCGGCGGCCGTGTCGTCGATTGACAAGGCGATTCCGGGACTGCGCGCCATCCGCGCGGCCTGATTCGCACGCCGTCAACTCTCTAGGGGCAAGACATGGGCAACGGAACCTTTCAGCAGAGCGTGCAGCGCCAGCCGGCACCGGCCGAGGCGGGCGACTTCGCGGGCTCGAACATCCGCGCATCGTTCCTTGCCGGCCCCGGTGAGCTTGTCGCAGGCCCCTCGGGCTCGCGCGTCGGTGTTTTCAACTTCGTCAACAACGGCGAGCTTCCGGGCGCGCGCGAGGCAAACCCGTACTTTACCGAAGGCTCGTCGGTCGGCTTCTGTCACCGCGAACAGCAAGCGCTGTTGACGGACTTCCTGCAGGGCAGCGGGCGCACCGTGCCGCACGGCTACGAAGTCTCGTTGATGAATCAGGGCGAGTTCTGGGCGCTCTTCGCGTCGGGCGGCGCCATCGGTGCGACCGTGTACGCACTCGCCGCCTCGGGCGAAGCGGTTGCAGGCGCGCCGACGATCACGCGCACCGTGGCGGCCACGGCGACATTCAACGCGACGACGTTGATGAACGTCACGGCCGATGGCACACCGACCGCGCAGTTTGGCGTGGGCTCGGTCATCACCGGCCCCGGCGTTCCGGCCGGCACGTTCATCGCGTCGCTCGGCTCGGGCACGGGCGGCACGGGCACGTACAATCTCAATCAGGCCGTGCCGGCCGCAGCGGGCGTGACGATCAACGCCACGTACGCGGTCGCAACGAACTTCACGCTGGCGGGCACGGTCGCCGCGAACGCGACGGCGACGGGCGTCATTGACAACACCGGGCTGTTGACGGTCTCGGGTGGCGTCACCGGCCCCGCGCTCGCCGCCGGCCAGTACCTCACGGGCGTTGGCGTTCCCCCGGGGACGTACATCACGGCGGCGGTCAGCGGCACGGGCGGCAACGGCACGTATCAGACCAACACGCTGATTCCCGTCACGTCGACCACGCTGACGTTCGGCGGCGGACAGGTCGGCAAAATCTCGACGTGGCAGGCGTAAGGAATCAACATGTCCGGTCCTACCACCCTCGGATTTCAGGATGTCGTCAACAACCAGCCGGCCCCGGCTGAATCGGGCGACTTCTACGGCACGAATCCGCGCGTGCTCACCATCGGTGGGCCGGGCCAGTACGTCGCGCCCCCGAGCGGTCTGACCGTCGGGAACTTCTGTTGGGTCAACCCCGACACGGGCGACGTGTCGCAGAGCTACAAGGCCGGGTACCAGATTGCGTTTCTCAAGCGCGGGAACAACGCGGTCATCACCGTGTTCCTCGCGCCGGCAACGTATACCGTCTACGGCGGCCTGCCGCTCGACCTCTTCGCACAGGGCGATTTCTGGACCGCGTTTGCGGGCGGCGCGACGCCGGGCAACACGGTCTACGCCGACGAGGGCACGGGCGCCGCACTGAGCGGCCCGACGACCACGGCGTCATTCACCGGCAGCGTGGGTGCGAGCTTCACGGGCGTCCTCGCGGCGAACGTGCTGACCGTCTCGGCGCTGACCGGCATCCTGCACCCGGGCGACCTCATCAACGGCACGGGCATCACGAATGCGGTGCTTGGCGCGCAGTTGACCGGCTCGCCCGGGCTCGCTGGCACGTACACCGTGACCCATGCCGATCAGGGCTCGGAAGCCATGACGGCTTCCTCGACGATCCTCGACGTGACGGCGGTCGCTACGGGCACCGTCGAAGTCGGCGCGGTCATCACGGGCTCGGGCATCACCTCGGGCACGGCGATCACCGCACAGTTGACTGGCACGCCCGGCGGCATCGGCACCTATCAGTTGAGCGGTGCCGCGCAGCACGAACAGACGGCCGAGTCCATTACGACGGGGGGAATCGCGACCCCGTGGAAAGTACAGAGCGTCGCCGCCGCTGGTGAGCTTGCCATCATTTCGACTTGGTAAGGGGCTCTCATGTCCACGGTCAAGAACGGATTTCAGAACGTCGTCAACAATCAGCCCGCGCCGGCCGCGCAGGGCGATTTTGCCGACGCCAACGTGCGCATGAACGTGATTGCGCGCGCGGGCGGGTTCGTTGCTGACTACGGCACCAAGTCCCCCATTGTCGGCCACTTCGCGTGGGGCGAACAGGGCGGCAGCAACCTCGCATCGTCCTCGTTCTTCGGCTCGCCGACGGCGAAAATCGGTTTCGTGCACCGCGAAAACAACGCGGTTATCGTGCCGTGGCTCGCGGCCGACGAACTTGCGATTGAGGGCGGCAACATTGTCACGCTCTTTGATCGTGGCTCGTTCTACGCTTCGTTCCCGCTCGGCGCGACGGTTGGGCAGAAGGTCTTTGCCAACTACGTCGACGGTTCGGTGTACGCGGCAGCTGCCGGCGCCTCGACGCAGGATGCGGCGTTTACCGCCGCGCTCGCCTCGACCGGCATCCTGACCGTTTCGGCCGTCGCCTCGGGCGCGCTCAAGGTCGGCGACGTGATCGGCTCAAACGGCGCGACGGTGCCGGCGGGCGTGCGCATCACGGCGTTTCTGTCCGGCACGGGCGGCACCGGCACGTACCAGACGACGGGTACCACCGTCGTCGGCTCGGGCACGATGGTCGCCGCGTCGAGCGTCGAAACGAACTTCTACGTTGACTCGCCCGTGTACGCGGACGCGTCGTTTACCGGCACGCTCACTGACGGAAACCTCGTCACGACGAGCGTGACCGGCGTCATTCAGATTGGGTCGGTGCTGCGCGGGGTCGGGGTGAATCCGAACCTCACGATCATCGCTCAGGTGTCCGGCTCGGCCGGTGGTGCAGGAACCTACTACACCAATTCGACGGACACGGGACCGGCTCTCGGACCCGTGGCTATGACTTCCACTCAGGGGCACCTCGCCCAAATCTCTACTTGGGGTTAATCACAATGCGCGTTCACACTGACCGAGCTTTCGACGCGGTGGCATTTGACGCGGCGATCAACGCCGGTCACGGTCCCGCCATTCTGCGCGACCTCGCGGCGCGCATCGGCCTGTCGTTCAGCGACAACTACGGGCCGGTTGGTTTCCTCAAGCCGGGGATTTCGCACGATTACCGCCTCGCGTTCGACGCGCAGCCGGAACTCGTGACGCAGAGCAACGCCGGCATTCCCGCGTTTCTCTCGAACTACTTTGACCCGAAGTTGATCGAGGTTCTCGTGTCGCCGATGATGGCCGCACAGATTGCGGGCGAGACGAAGAAGGGCGATTGGACCTCGACGGTCGCCACGTTCCCGGTCGTCGAGTCGACCGGCGAAGTGTCGAGCTACGGCGACTACAATGCCAATGGCTCGGTGGACGTCAACCTCAACTTCCCGCAGCGGCAGCAGTACGTCTATCAGA